TTCACAATGATGTTCATTCCGCCTTGCGACAACTCATGATTTGGAATGATCTTGCCGTTGCTGTTTGGCACAAACATTTCTTGTCCACGCTCTCCGACAATGTACGGCGTTCCAGCCATCACAGATCCACCATTCGCACGCCCACTCAAGCCCATCAATCTGCCTAGTGCTTCCCAATCAACGCCAGAGAAATCTAATGCTGGCGCATTGATGCCCGTTGACGCCTGTGCTGAAGCGATCTGTTCTGCTGTCAAACCGCCACGAGCAGTGTTTAGTTCCTTTTCTGCTTCGGCAAGTTCACGCTTCGCTTCCGCTTCCCTGTCAATGGCCTCTGTAACTCTGTCACGGGCTTCCGCTTCCCGATCTATAGCATCTATGACCGCCTGCGCTGCAGAGGCTTCCTCCGCCCGTGCTTCGTTCAATAAAGTGAGTGCTTCGTTGTAGGCGTCAGAACCTACAACTGCACCATTGATTGCTTCGTTCAAAAGGTTCTGTGCTTCGGTTATGGCATCAGTTGATTCAATTAGTGCCAGTCGTGCTTCTTCGGCCGCAAGTTCTGCCTCAGTCAATTCCTCTTGTGCATCAATCAGGGCTTGTGGGTCAGCGGCTTCATTTGCGTCAGCAAGTTCCGTTTGGGCATCAGTCAAATTGTTTTGTGCATCACGCAAAGCGATGCTCGCCATTTCAATTTCACGGACATTGCCACGACGTTGCGCACGATCTAACTCTTTCTGTGCATCAGCAAGGTCGTATGTTGCTTTTGTGATGTTGTCTTGCGCTTCTTGAATCGTTCTTGGATCTGTAGCCTTTTGCAAATCAATGATCTTCTGCTGTGCTTCTGCGACGGCCTGTTGCGCATTTGCTAGACCGATGTTTGCACGGATGCCGTCCCGTTGCGCTTGTGAAAGATTGCGTTGCGCTTCTGCGGCTTGAGCACTGCCTACGCCGTACCCTCTAGTGACTTGATTAAAGTGTTCAAGCGCATCCGAAACAGCACTTTGTGCTGAGGCCAGGCCCTCGTTTGCTGAAGCAACATCCTTGATGGCTTTGACTAAGTTTTTGTTCGCTGTTTCAATTTCTTTGGTCGCTGATGCCAAAGCCTTCAGTTCTGAACCGTAACCCTTCAGTTTAGTAATGAAGTCTTTGAGTAACTCTGCAGCCGTTTTGATTGTCTTGCTTGAACCGCTACCACTGCCAAGTGATCTAGGCGGTTTGTAGTCCGACTGTGCCTGCAATCCGAGTGCTGTAATATCTCCAAGACTTAATTGACCCCAAGCAAGGTTCAATCTCTTTGTCTTATCGGTAACGCTGTCAATCTTTGCGCCTGTGATATCAAGTTTGAGATTTACTTCATCAAGTTTTTCAATATCAGTTCCCCAAGAGACAAAGTTCCATGCGTCAATCATTTTGTTGATTCCCCAAATGATGCCGTTAATTAAAGTCTCCCACGCTTCCAACATCACATTGATATAACCCTGCAGGCCTGTAACGATTGCGTTCCACACATCTTTTAGAACATCACGCAACCACTGCCATTTGATTGCCATAGCAACAATAGCGACAACGATCATTGCAATGACGGTAACAATCAAACCGATACCAGATGCGTTCCATGCAACACCAAACGCTGCAACAGCAACCGTTGCAACTGCTTCAGCAACAGCAAACGCATAGATTCCGATAGTCAATGCAGCGATGGCTGCAACAACCCAATAAATCATCTCGCCTGTGCCTTTGAGGTTGCCGATCCAATCAAGGAACTTGCCAGAAAGATTCCCGATGGCCGCACCCAAGCCCTGTTCACCAACAATGTTTGCAAACTCTGAGATGACAGGAACAACGGTTTCTGTTATCCAGTTCGCTAGATCTTCAAAGTAGGGCAACAACAATGTGCCGAGTTGTTCAGCAACATTCTCAATAGCAACCTTCATACGATCAAAGCCTGTTGCGGATGCGGCCGCAGTGCCTCCAACCTGTGATGCAACTTCATCTAAGATGAGTTTTTGTGCGCCCAACAAATCCCCTTGTTCAACAAGGTTCTTGATCGTTTCTTTTTGTGATTCAGTGAAGTTAATTCCTGCACGCCTCAAAGCAGTGATACCAGCAACAGGGTCACTGAGGGCCTTGCCGAGTTGCATCGCGGCCGATTCAGCAGAACCAAACACAGAACCCAAATCTTGCGCCAGCGTGACGGCCTGCGAAAAGATGTCGTTGCCTTCACCTTGAACATTTTGAACTTGTTTGAAGGTCAGAAGTAAGTTTGCAGATTTCTGAATGAGTTCATCATCAACACCGATTTGCATGCTGAGTTTTTCAGATAAAGCCGCGACGCCATCTGCGCTGATTCTCGCTGCGCCACCAGTGGCTGCGATGATTGCGTTTGTTTCGGCAGTTACCTTCTTCGCTTCATAAGCCTGTGATAGCAGGACTTTTGCGATTGCGCCTCCAGCAAGGGCCGCACCTGCACCGACCATCGCAAGAGATTTGAACGCTTTACCCATGTTGTTTTCAAGGTTCTTGACAACAAACGCACTCTTTTGCGTACCGTTTTCAAGTTTCTTGAATTGTTGGATGGCTTTACTGATACCTTTACTGTCAAAAGTAGTGATCAGTGGAATGTTGATTGCCATTATCTGCTTCCAAACCTTCCGCTTGAATGCCGGCCTTGTGTTGATGCTCTTGCGCTTGATGCTTGATACTGCGAAACGCCACCAGAGGCACCAAGTTTTGCTGAAACTATTTGTTCTGCTTTTGCAATCTCTGCACGCAGGTCTGCTTCAACCATCTTGATGTTTGCACGCACAGTCGGCCACATTGTTCGTGAAGCGTTCTTGCCGTGCTTCCTGTTCAAGTTTTTTACAAGAGTCCCGTTTGGTGCGTTGTCATGCTTTGCCATGTCATAGATCATGGCCGCACCATTGCGTTGTGTGATTCGCAAGACAGGGAACGCTCCAGTGAAACTGTTCTTGCGTCCACCAACCTTCGGTTTGACTGCAGTGCGTACTTTGCCTGCAGAATAAACAGGGTATGGGCCATGACTGCGTTTTGTTTTCGTAGAAAGAATCATCAAGCCACGAAGCGTCCTGCTTGGGAAAGCCGCCTTCACTTTCATCACAAGCGGATTGGCAGCCTTCTTCAGCCCTGCTTCAGTGGCTTTGTACATCTCTTTGTCCATGTAACGCAACTCCTGCAAAACAGGTTTGAAGGCGGATGCATCAATGTTGAATGAAAAATCAGCCATGACTCAAATCTATCGCTTTGCGTGTTGCTGTTTAGCGCGCCACTTCACAACTTGGAGCATCGTTTCAAGGATCGTTTCATCTTCCATCAAAAGTTGTGATGGTGCGATCCCCGATTCAATAGCCAAGAACGAGATCAGCCAGTGTGCGCTTCCTTGGCTAAAGGGGTTTCGCCCTCAACGGCAACATCGTTGTTGATGTTTACTTCATCAATCGTGCCAACCCAATCAGGGTCAAACGGTTTGATCTGTGGATTGTGACGCTTCTCTGCGTGCCATGCCAACCATGCGAGGTCAGTGAGGCGCAACTCTGTTTCAAACTTTGTGACGCTTCTGTTCCATGTGCGTTCAAAGCCAACAAAGTCGGCAAACGTTGCGGTGATGTCTTTTACGACGCCATCGTTGAAGGTAACTGCCATTTTGATTTTCATGTTTCGCTGCTCTTTCCTGATTGTTCTTACGATGTTGCCTTAGCGATAGTTCCACCAGTAAATGTAACTGATGTCATTGCGAGTTCACCAACCGCACCTGCGACAGGAGTGTGGGCCGCGAGGTAAGTTCCTGTCAAAGTATATGCAGGATTAGTTGCAGAAGTAGTAGTGTTTACAGGTTTGACGATGACAGTTGTAGTTGTGCCAACCAGCGGATAAAGCGTTGCTTCAACATTCGCAGCCGCATAATCCTGTTGCAAAGAAACTTCGCAAGAAACATTCTGCAATCCACCAATGAACTTGTGTCCCGTGTCACCAAACGAAGTTGTTTCAATTGAATCAACTTCGTAATTTAGTGTGACGCTGTTTGTGCGTGTTGATACATCAACGCCACCAACAGACACAAACGCATCCTTGAGGACGATGACAGCCATTAGGAAACTGCCTTAGTGATTGTGCCACCTGTAAAGGTCAGCGAAGTAGTTGCGAGTTCACCGACTGCGCCTGCAACGGGAGTGTGGGCCGCGAGGTAGGCGTTTGCAATCGTGTACGAAGGGTTCGTTGCGCCAACAGCAGAAGATGTCGGTTTGATAACAAGCGTTGTGACCGTTCCAACTAGCGGATAAACGGTTGCTTCAACATTTGATGCAGCGAAATCTTGATTGAGCATTACTTCAACGCTCAGGTTCTGCAAACCGCCTGTGAAGGTATGGCCTCCACTGCCCATCGCCGTTACTTCAACGGAATCAATTTCGTAGTTTACGGTCACGCTAGTTGCATGATCGCTCA